GGGAATTGCTACCATAGCGAGAATAAAGAGGAGGAGGACTTTTAGTATTTTCATAATTCGGGATCTTCAGGGAACCAACCGTGTTCGACCATATACGCTTGGTCTCTTACGGTCGTAGTGCTGGGAATGATTGCCCCAAACGGAAAGGATTGCGCGTTAAGTACGTAGCTCGAAAGCTGTCGGATTTCTACCTCGCTCAATTCGAGCATAAGCGTAATGAGCTTCTCCAGCGTTGCTAATGGGCTGACGGGGATATTGTATTCCGTGTCTACCTGCAAAGCGAATTGAATGCCGTCAGGGTGTTCGATAACGCCGAATACCGTCCCATCCTTTTGATACGGTTCCTGTGTGACCAACGGCGCTGTAATGTTGTACAGTTCGCGCGTTATGGCTTTGGCTCGGTGTTCGCTTGTTAGCGTTCCTTCGGGGAGTACGATGATATAGCCGTCCATTAGTAGATGCTGTAAAAGGTGTTTATGTTGCTCTCAATGTTCGCGCGGTTGCTAGATTGGTCGGAGTCCCAAATAATAAACTCTTGACTATCATACATACCTCGGTAAGTTCCAGTAACTCCAATATTAAACGAAGTCCAAGAAGACAAATCAAGCGATAAAATAGAACTGACCGCTTGAATGCCGTTGTACGTCGTTGCTACGTCGCCTGCGGTGCTTATGCTTGCCGTTGAACCGTTGACGTAATATGTTGGTGTGCCAACATTTGAACTGGCCGAAGCTGTTGAAGCTGGAAAAGCGTGTAAAGCAAAAGTCGCCGAGCTATGCCCATTAAACGCAGTGCCTCGATATGGATAGTTATTTGTAGCCATGAAGACCGAAACATTTGAACCAAATGAGCTGAGCGGCGTTGCAAACGCTTGATAATTTGCGACGCGGGTTATTATCGGCTTCCCGTTCTCCGTTACCACGCCCGTAACGCTGTCGTAAATCTTTGGTTGATTCGCCGCCGTCGTTTGCGTCGCGTCGTTCGCGCTTCCGCTTTGGTCGTACCACGTCTTCACGAAGCCGTCCGTACCTGAACAGAACGAAGCGAGTGAGACCGTATCAAGTTCACCGAATACGTTGAATCCTATATCTTGCTCGGTGTTGTCTGACGACCTACGGACGCGGATCGCGTTACCGCTGTACGAGCTTGATAGCTTGCGAAGTGAGTAGGCCGCCGCCGCTCCTGTATACGTGTCGAGTAGTGGCGTGTTTTGGGTGAAGTAGTCGCCGACGTTGGATTCTATCGAAGTGCGAACGCTGGATTTGTCGGAAGTGTATAGAATTATTTCCGACGTATGCACTGGCGTTTCAACATCGATTCCCGATAAAATTTCAACGGTGCTAAAATTAAAGGCGGTTGTTCCGATAGAACCTGTATTTACTGTGCCAGCAACACCGTTTAAATACGGTGATAAATTTGAGCCGTTCCAAATATGAACGCCTAAATTTTTGTTTTGCGCTTGTACTGCGGAGGTGTGACTGCTTGACCTGTATAAACGCAATTCATTCGAACGGCTTTGCATTAATACGCCATCAGGCAAATTGATATTGAAATCAACCTCAAAAAGCCATTGGTTTGCGGTGCCGTCATTTTCGTATGCGCAAAAAATACTTAAATCCGAATCCGAATACGATACAGAAGCCTGCAGAGTTGCGTTACTTGTGCCTCCAAATTTGTGTCTTATCGCAGGTTTCCCATCAACCTTCACAATAGCCCCGCCCGTGTATATCGTCGGTTCGTTAGCTTGCGCCGCCGCTGTCGCCGTGTTCCCGTTTCCTGACTGGTCAATCCATTGGTAGACCGTGCAAGTTGTGCCTGAACAGAAGGTATTGATAGCCGCCTCGTCGATGTTTCCGTTAGCGTCGAAGCCTATCGTTTGAGTCGTAGAATCGGAAGCCCTACGGATTACCATGCAGTCGGTTTGAGCGCGTCGCAGTTGCCGCGTGGAATATGCCGCTTCTGCTCCTGAGCCAAATTGCTCATCTAGCAGTTTCGCGCTTTGGTAGTACGCTGATATATTGCCTTCGATGCTTGTTCTGTCGGGGGATTTGTCGGAGGCATACATTACAATTTCCTGAATATTACCGTCGTAGAACCACGATACTTTATCGTCGCTTCCCCCTATTTCGCTAACACCTAAACTTGAGGTATTGATAGGGTCAGCAGTACCGGTTGCAGTAGCAGTTGTTGCCGTTCCGTTTGCAAAATATTCTATATCATTAATATTTGAACTTGCGGCTAAATGAACTGAACCAAGTGTTTGCACGTTTATAGGATTATTGGCAAATACTTGCGCTCCTCCCGATACTCGTATAGCAACTTCCGGTGTGAATTGCCACAAACTCCCCGTGCCGCTTCCGTTATCTGATAGGCTAAATATTGAATCCGTGCCGATTGTGTCGGCTTTAGCGATGACAAACATCGAACGTCCAACAGTTCCACTAATTAAAACGCTCGTTGTTTTTAATACATCATCGCTCCCGTCAAAGTCCAAAGCCAATCGCCCGCCGTCTTTTACCAAGGCTCCCCCCGTGTAGATGGTAGGCTGATTTGCAGGTGTCGTCTGAGTTGCATCGTTACCGCTTCCCGTGCCGCCCGTCTGACTCTGATCGTGCCAGACTTGGACTGTACACGTCGTACCCGTGCAAAAGGTCGTTATGGCTGATTCATCGATTTCTTCGCCTACGAACCCAATCGCTTGCGTAGTGCCGTCGGAAGCTCTGCGAATAGTCATGCAAGCCCCTGAATAATTCCCGTTTAAACGACGCGTGCCATATGCGGCGGCGGCTCCGCTTCCGTAACTCTCGTTCAATAGCCCCGTGAAGGTAGGGGCGGCGGCTACTTCCTCCCATGTTTGCAGTAAGGTGAACGGTGGCACGCCATACGTCGCGCCGTCTTCGAAGCCTTCAAAGGTCGCTACTGTATCCGCGTAAGCGGTATCATCGGCAAACGTATGAATTAAAGTGTAGTCACCGATAACGTCCGCGTCTGTAATGAATCCCGTCTTGTGGTAAATCTTCCGCACGATTACTTTGCCCGCCGCGGGGGTATCGCTTTCGGGATCGGCAAATACTCCGTCTCCTTCGCCCTTGACACTATAAGCGCGTTCGGTTCCTGTAATGCCCTGCTTTCCCGTTTCAACGTCATCTTGAAACCGGTTGGTGTAACTGACCTGAGATTTAAACGCGTTCGCTGTCGCGTCATATATCAACGCCTGATTTCCCGTAGGTGTTCCCACTATCGAAACGTCGCTCAAGTCGTTCAACGAAGTAGGAACGTCGGCCGTGTTTGCTTTGGCGTTGAGTGCCGTTTGCGTAGCCGTAGAGACGGGCTTATCTGCGTCGCTCGTATTGTCTACGTTTCCAAGTCCGATATCTCCTTTGGCTACGGTATCGTTGACCCATTCGCTCCCGTCATAAATAAGGGCTTCACGGTTGGCGGGTGTGACGATTGAAACGTCGTCGAGATTGCCTAGGCTCGTCGCGCTTTGGTCGTTACCTGGTAGCCATTCGCCCGAAGCGTTATCGTACTTCAACACTTGCCCGTCGGTGACTCCGGTCGTATCTACGTCGGTGAGGTCGTTGAGCGTCTCCGCGCCTCCTGTGTCCAAAGTCACAACTCCGTCTCCGTCATCGGTCAACGTGCCGTTCGTGACGTTAATCGTTCGGACGCTTTGTACGTCGGTTGTCCCGTCAATCGTAAGCATACGGAGTACCCCGCGCCGTGCATACGTGACTTCCGTACCTCCAGGTTCTACTCCGTCGATAGGAGCGTTGCAAGCGTCCCACTCGTAAGGGATCGCAACTGACAAATCGAGAAGCACGCCGGAGAGGACGTTCTTCGTCTCTTCTTCGAGTGGCGTAGTCGTAGCGTTTACCACCTCGTAATCTTGAGCGAAGAGGAAGATATTCCCGCCGTTCTTAATGTCTGCGATAATGTCCTCCGCGCATTGCTCCGCATCAGAGACCACTTCTTTTTGCCGTTCTACTTTGTCGTTCTTGTCTGCTGGAACGTCAAGGATATATACCTCGATGTTGTAGGTCTTCGTTCCTGCGTCGTAGTTGGCTCCCGTATATACGAGATGCATGAGAGGGAAGTCGGTAAACTTCGAGAGGTCGGCATCGTCAGGAGACCCAAAAGAAAAGGTCTTGATAAAGAAATGATTCTCTGCGAATATTTCGAAGCGTTCGACTATGTTATTGAACGTGATCATGTGCGGCTCTGTCTTTTAAATAGCTGAGATGTTGGAAGACGACTTGAATAGGAAGCTCCGTAACCGAGTCCACCTTGAGGAGGTCTTCTCCGGAGAGGGCGTAGAGGATGTGATACCATCCCCATTTTTCGCCAACCGGATCGCTTCCCCCGCCACCTCCAGTAAAGAGGACTTCATATTGTGAAGCAGTTCGTTTCTGGTAGTCCAAAAAAAAAGCAACGTACCCGATACGAGGTCGGCGGGCATCTCTTCGAAAAGGCTTGCGTCTTCTTTGGCGGTGTACTTCTTGATTTCGTATTTCTCTCCGAGTTCGTAGGTCACCTCTCGGAAGAGAACCGCCATCACCTTATGAGCGTTCTTCCAAAAATCTTCTAGGTACGTTTCGATGTCTATCCATTCGCCCGCCGTAAAAGCATCCCAATCGGGAATAAAGCCCACGCGTTTCCCGTCGATTGTAATCACTTTCTTGAAGCGTGCGGTCTCTTGGGTTAAGAGTTTATCGATATGCTCCGTGGCGGCATCTATGAGCTTCTGAGGCATTGCCCGGAGTTTATCTTCGCTCTTGCCCGTACAAACGGAGAGCCGTTCGATTTGGTTTTCGCTCGTCATAATCACCTGGAGTTCTCCAAGCGTAAGATCCGACCATTTATGCGGGAGGCGTAGTTCCATCGTTTAAATAACTTTTATCGTTTGGTTTCCTTACCCGATAGCGTAAGAGCCGAAGTTCGGGTTCGTTTGGTTAAAGGTAATCGCGTAGCGCATCGCGTCGATAGCGTGATTGAATGAGTCGACGGGTTCATTGAGTTGCTTCCCGTTCTTGTCCTCCTTCCATTTGTAGTTGCGTAGCTCCTTAATGACGTTCACACTCCGAGCCGTGACAAGAAGCGGTCTCGAATGGAGGAATTGGATTCCATTTTTAACCGAATCTTTTCCCTTTCTTGCTCCGTGAGTATTGAATCCGTGAGCGTGTATCTCGTCGATGCTCTTTGGTTCAGCACTGTCACAGATGATAACATCCGATCGAGAGACTCCACTATCTCGGAGGACTTTCGATATATCCGAATTAGTAAGTCTTGTCGCGTAGCACAGTTCATCGACGGCGAACCCGTGGCCGTCTGTAAAGGTTTGGACGATTGCGGTTGGGTCGTTGGTATATCCGAAGTCGAGGCCATAGTTCAGGGGTTTAAATTCGTTAGGGATTTGATCTACTTCTTTCCAATGGGTGAAGACGGTCGCTTGTGAGGCTCCTCGTTCTCCGAGTCCGTAGACCCTCCAGAAGTTTTCGTCTGCTTCTTTGAATCGCTCAATCTCCATGACCACACTTTCAGGGAGGAAGGGGTTGTCTTTGTACGTGGTCTGAAAGAACGCCGCGTCTTCTCTTGGGATAACTTCGTCATAGATCCAGTGAAATTCGTCTGAGGGGTTGTAGTCGATTAATACTTTCCCCGTAGTTCGGAGAAGGAGTTGCCGCCAATCTTCGAGGTTTATCTCGTTGGCTTCGTTGATGAAGAGAACGTCTCGCTTTCGTCCTCTTACCTTCTGCGGTTGGTCGATGCTTATAAACTCGACCATATTCCCCCACAGTTGATAGGTTGCGTCGCTCTTGTTGTGGAGGTCGGGGTTGTATATATCTTCCCGGTTGAGTATCTCGAAGAAGTCCCTCATCGCTGTAGCGCGAAGAGCGGGGAAGGTCTTCCGGCAAATGGTGATGACGAGGCCGCTGTTCTTGTGACAAAGCTCTATGAGTGCCGTAAGGATGGAGTAAGTCTTTCCGGATCGTGTTCCTCCTTGGTGGACTTGAATCTTTGCCTTGCATTCTTTGACGTGGTAATATGTCGCGGGGAGTTTATTCATCCAACCACGAGAGCGGCTTCTTCTCTGTTACCTCTATCTCTTGCCGTTCGATATATCCGCGCTTCTTGCCTTTGGTCTTCAGGAAGAATATCGTCGCCGCTGGGTTGCCTTCTTTGACGAGCTTGTAAAGGTGCGATTCTGCAAAGTCGAGAACGCCGTCTTGAATGGAGTCAACCGCCTTCTTGTAGTCGGGGTCTGCCTTCATCCATGCGTAATGAGTCTGCCGTGATATATCGACCATCTTACAAGCCGTTGAGACGATACCGAGTGACTTCTCCAATGCTTCGAGCATCAAGCCTTTTTTGGTGTCAGTTTTGTCAAGTTTTACTGCTTCCATAACTCTGCCTTTTTACCTGTGAAATCCTCCCATCGTTTAACGATTACGTCGCAGTATTTAGGATCAAGTTCCATTCCGTAACATTTTCGCTCGGTCTTCTCTGCGGCTATGAGTGTAGAGCCTGAACCTAGGAACGGCTCGTATAATATCCCGTTTTGCTTTCCGTAGACTCGAATACCCTCCTCTGCTAGAGAAACTGGGAAACAAGCCTTGTGAATTTCGTTGTTGGCGCCTCCGTTAGAAATCTTCCAAAGGTTTTTGATGCACTCGTTCAAATGTGTCTTGTTCATTTTTGGCTTGTCTTCTCCGTTGTATAGCACAAAAATAAATTCAACGATTCGCGTAAGGTTGTCTCCGGCTAAACTTATCGCCATTGATTTCTCCCATACAATGGTCTCGACAAGATTAAATAAATCCCGCCCTTCTCCAATAACGTCTAAAAATAAATCGGGAGAATTGCGGTTGTAGTTTATGTTGTAGAGAATAACCATCTCACCCGATGCTATTTCTTTAATTCTCTCGAAGATATCTCTATTGAATTGAATATATTCCAACGATGTCTTATGATCAGTTTGGTTGTCCAAATACAAGTTTGTATTTTTCATTCCTCCTTTCTTGTTCGGCTTAAACCCCACTTGCGTTTCTCCGTTGTAAGGAGGTGATGTAAATACCATGTCCGCCTTCTCTCCGTTCATTAGCTTCTCCACGTCTTCCGCCTGCGTAGAGTCGCCACAAAGCAAACGATGCTCTCCCAAGATATAGAGGTCTCCGAGTTTCGTCTTCGGTTCTTCTGGTGCTTCGGGTACTTCGTCGGGGTCGGTCAATCCTTCGACCTCTTCCTCTTCGGGAGTCCAAACATCAAGACCCCATTCTTCGAGTTGGGTTGCATCCCATTCGTTGGCGAGGATATCCCAATCCCATTCCCCGAATCCTACGTTGTCTTTCACGATAAATTCGTTCGCCTTGCTTTCTTCCCAGGATGCTACGTAGACGGGTGCTTCTTTGAGTCCTGCGGCTTTGCAAGCCTTGAGGCGCATATTCCCACCGAGAACGATATTCTCTGGGTTTACGACTATGGGACGCGCTTCGAGCATCTCCGGGAATTCCTTTATGCTGGTTACCAGCTTTTGGAATTTGTCGTCTTTAATTATCCGAGGGTTGTTCGGGTTCTCCTGAAGCTCCGAGAGATTCATGAGCTTGAACGATGACGGCTTCGAGGGTGTGGAGGAATTCGGCATTATGTACGGCTAAGGTGAGGAGTAAAGTTGCGGGATCTTGTCCGACGTGCATTCGGACGACTTCGGCGTTCTCCGTGATGAGGAGGTAGTTCTTTGCGTGGAGGAGGGCTTTACGTGCGTTTCTCATGGGTGCAATATACGGCCTTCGACGTCCATCGCAATCGTTTCGAGCCAGTCGCGATCGTAGTAATTCATATGGGGGAGCCTACGGTGTAGGACTTTCATGCCTCCGTAGCTAACGGTTTCGAATTGTTCTTTGTGGGGTTGCTTCATGTATTCGCGAATGTTCTTCGCTATCTCTTCCCGCTCTTCTTTGGTGTAGCTCATTTTCGTTTGGTTATAGTCCGCAATAGCCTGAATCA